ACAAAGAAACTCAATAAAATTAATATGTTCAAAGAATTTTTCATGAATGTACAATTAAACAACTAAATAAAAATACAAAATTACACACAAGGAGAAGAAATGAATCTTAATAAGATGACCAAAAAACAATTAGAGTCACATGGGCGAACTATCGGTATTGAATTAGACCGTAGGAAATCCAAAAAGAATATGATTTCTGAACTTAAAAAAGCAAGTAAGCCAGTTGCTAAGAAAAAGCCAATTGCTAAGAAAAAGCCAGTTGCTAAGAAAAAGAAAGTTATACACGGTTCACCACCGAAACCTAAAGTGGTACCACCTGCTCCAGAGAAACCTGCTCCAGAGAAGAATTTCTGGGATAAGATAAGAGAATTTTTTAATCTTTAAAGATATAAGGATAATAATGAAATATCAAGGTAAAGAATTATGGAGTAAAGATTGTGGAATTACTCAAGTATGTGTTATTATGGCGCTGTTAGCAGGTTCATTATTAACATTAGTTGTTATTGGTTTTTCAATGATGGCAATAGCATTAATTTCTTAAAATTGTGATTAAATATAGGGTATTACATGAAACAACTTTGGACAGAAAAATATCGACCAAACACGGTCAATGGTTATGTATTTCGTGACGTTGTACAGAAGAATCAAGTACAAAGTTGGATAGATAATAGGACAATTCCGCATCTATTATTCAGTGGCTCGGCAGGTGTTGGAAAAACAACATTAGCAAAGATATTGATTAATTCACTAGATGTTAATAAATTTGACGTTCTTGAAATAAACGCCAGTCGTGAAAATAGTGTAGATACAATTAGAGAAAAAATCACTAATTTCGTTAGTACCATGCCATTTGGTGATTTCAAAGTCGTTTTATTGGATGAGGCTGATTATATGTCACCCAACGGGCAAGCAGCACTACGTGGAGTTATGGAAACATATTCATCCAGTTCGAGATTCATATTAACTTGCAACTACCCGAACAAAGTCATTCCAGCATTGCATAGCAGATGTCAAGGATTCCATATTGAGAAGGTTGATAAGACTGAGTTCACTGCAAGGATAGCACAAGTATTAATTGATGAAGGGATTGATTTTGATATAGATGTATTGGATAGTTATGTCAAAGCAACTTATCCAGATTTACGCAAATGTTTGAACATGTGCCAAATGAATAGCAACGATGGTATTTTAATTACACCAAACGGTGATGAAGGTGGAACACAGGACTATAAACTTATTGCAGTTAACCTTTTCAAAGAAGGCAAAATTAAAGATGCAAGAAAATTATTATGCACCAGTATTAGACCAGATGATATCGAAGAAGTATATCGGTGGTTATATGATAATTTGGAATTGTTTGGTGATACAGATGAAAAGAAAGATAAAGCAATTCTATCAATCAGAACTGGATTAGTTAATCATAGTTTTGTTGCAGACCCAGAAATAAACTTAAGTGCCACGTTAGTAGAACTAACTACATAAAAATGACAATTAATATTTCAACCGATGATATCAGTGGTGAAATAGTTAAAGATAATGATACGTATGTTCTAGAAGATAATACTTCACTATCCAGATTAACTGTGTCAAAAACTACATTACATGTTGGTAAAGAAACACGAGGGCACAAACATGATAATATAGAAGAAGTTTATTATTTCGTAAGTGGCAATGGAACCATGGACATTGGTGAATCTAATTTTAATGTGTCTAGTGGTAGCATAATGTTAATACCAGATGGTAATTTTCATAAAGTCTATAATACTGGTGATTGTGACTTGATATTCATTGCTATGTTTGAAAAATACAATAAAAGATAGATAACTATTTTGTATAAATAGTTACATGAAAAACTTTTTAGACAATGACATTGATTACTGGCAAGTATCAAAAACTATAAAAAACCTATATATGAGTGACGGAAGTGTAAACTCCTTACTCGACTTTGAACGTGTATTAGATGAAGTGGATATATACGCATTCAAGAATTGGGAATTGGGAGAATTAATACAAGGTCCAGAAATTGGAAGATATACAGTATCTTGTACATTCTTATGGTTAGGAGATAATATGCCAGACCCACGTGGTGCTAAACGGTTATTACCATTTGATTGCACAGTTAAGTACAAGAAATCAACAATGAAAATACCAGTTAAAGTTAAATCATACGATGATTTTAGACCTGGAACCAAAAAACCAAATATCATAGAAAAAAGCATTTGGCTTGTTGAAATTACTATGCCTAAGGATTTAATGTCTGATATTCAAACAGGTAGTATGGAACTTGAAGGACAAGATATTGACTTAGAAGATTTGAACTTAGCGTACGAGAAAGATTTGGATAAAGAAGGAATAGAACAGGAAGCATAACATGACATTTACACAACACTTGATAGAAATTTTAAAATTATACAAAGAAGACGATTTATCTCCACTTGAGGGAGTCGAACTCGATTCATTTGCTCGATTAATAAAGAATATGACAGAAGAACTCGAAGAAGGGTTAGATGAAAACGGTAGTTACAAATCTCCAACAAACGAAGGCGATGAACTAGATGAACTATCTGAAATGAAAAAATTATTAGTAAAATTTTAATATTATGAACTTACAAGAAAGCATTAGAGCAGATTTAAATAAATTATCTGAAGCAACTCAAAGCACATCAGTAGAAGAAATGATTGATGGTTTAAACAAGATGTTCCCATGTTGCAAGGCTGTTTCTACAGAAGAGTTTGATGGTAGAAAAGGCGGAATTTGGTTCAGAGGCTCCGATGATTGTGAAATAGAGGTTGAGTACGATGGAGAAAAATATAGCATGCCTTTATATGAACCAGAAGTTTTTACTGACACATTTGGGATTAATCCTGAATTAGACGAGTTTTTAGACAATCGCGGATGGTACGGTGAACCGTATGATTCCGGAACACTAATGGCGTACCCATCATGAACCTAAGCGAAGGATTAAATCACAAAGATATGGTTGGGTTAATTAAACCAAGAGTTCATATTGACGAGTTTGTCAGTAAGATGGGAAACGATGACGACATTGCTACTGTTAGTTTTTATACTAGGAACAGTAAAGTAGCAGATGATTTAATTGAGTGGTTTGAAAAAGGTTATGATTTTGTATTAGATGCAGACCGTAGTCCTGGTGAAATTAAACCAAACCGATACTTAGTGTATGTTGAAATTAAACGTAGAACTGAACTACCTAATCAAATCAAAGAACTTATAGAAGATTTAGCATCACTAACAGAGTACGAGGCAAGTGATTGGACTGTTAAGTACGACGACAGTGAAATGGACTTTGATGTTGGTTACTTAAAATCAAGATTACTACTTAGCCCAAGAGAGTACAGAATTGACAAAGAAGCGGAACTTAATACAATGCGAGAATCAGCAGGAATTAAAACTGTTCCAATTTACGACAACAAAGATAAAGACATTATCTTAATCCAACAACAAGCAAATATTATTTAGCAAGCATAAGCGGTACTAAATACCCACATGAATAAATTATTCGCCTTTGGCGACAGTTTCACGTGGGGTAATGACCTCGGGGATATGTTTGAAGATGATTTTTATGAACCTTGTACAAACCTACCAAAATATGATACTTTAGGTACAGATGAAACCGATATATTTGATGAATTCGGTAATGTAAATTGGGGGTGTAGATGGAATCCAGATTATAGTACAAGAACTTGGACAGCATTATTGTCTAATGACATGGGAATGAAATATAAATGTTACGCTGAATCAGGTTCAAGTAATCAAACTATTTTCAGAGAACTACTTAATCAAATACATACAATCGATGGAGGTGATTTAGTTGTTATCAATTGGACGTGGATTAATAGATGGGACTTTTATAACTCGGAAGATACTAAGTGGGAAACGTTAAGACCAACAGGTACTAGCAACAGTAAGTTTAATAATATTTATTTTAAGTATCTACAGAGTGAGTTATGGGATAAATTGGAAACTTTAAAAGTTATTACCCTAGCAATTAATACTCTTAATTCTAAGAATATAAAATTTTTAATGACGTGCATTGATGAATTAATAATGGATAAAAAATTCCATTCTCCACCGTATATTGAAGTAATACAGAGTATTATGGATGATGATATTCTATGGTTTGATAATAAGGGATTTTATAATTGGAGCATTGAAAACAATTATCCAATTAGTGATGTTGGTGGGCATCCACTTGAAGAAGCACATCAGATGGCACTCAAATACATAAAGAAGAACCATGACTTTACCTAATAGAATATTTTTTACAGGAGTACCTGGAAGCAAATGGTCTGGAATTTCTCAAACTCTAGAATCTCACCATGCGTTTAATATTAATGATAGGACATCAGAACGTGAATATACACACAATACATACAGTGGTCATAAAGGAGCATATTTTGGTATGGGTATGGAGTTTTACCCAGACCCAATGAATGTTGATGTCGCATGGAATGGTGGAGATGGAATAAAAATAGTGAAAAGTCATGATTGGGCATATATGTTGGATGTTATAAAACCCGGCTTCATTGATGATTGGCTTATGTTGGTTTATCGTCCGAACGAAGTTAGTAATATATGGTGGCATGAGGCAGGTGGTTTTGATATTGGTTATCCAAACTACGATGCATACAAAGATTCAACGGGGATGAGATTGGCAATAGCAGAGCAAAATAATAACATTCTTAAATTTGCACACAAGCATAATGCAAGGTGGAATTATTACACTACTGAATGGATTGAAGAAACATTCGGTTTAGACATAGAAATAGATGATATATTTGACGATGTATTAGTGACAATAATAAAATAATGAATACAAAAATATTTAAAAAACTTAACCAAATGGTCAAGAATAGTCCACAATTATTATTGGATGCAAATGCGTTAAAACAAGCATTAAATGGTGAATTTTGTATTGATATTAATGATATTGATACTACAGACATTGGAACATTAGTTCATCAAATAGATGAATCAGTAATGAAACGGTACTTTGCTAAAGTATGGCAACCTGAGACTAAAAAATACAAATATAGTGGACTTAGCATTATAGATGAAGTTAACGCACTAAACCCAGATAATGTATTAGATGTTGGATGTGGGTACAACGAGTTCAAAGGAAAAATTCAAAACTTAACTGGTATAGACCCGTACAATAAACGTGCAGATATAATGGTACATACCTTAGATTATGAAACTCACGTCAAGTACGATGTTACTATTTGTTTAGGTAGTATTAATTTTGGAAGTACGGACAAGATTATTAAAGAATTACAAAGAGTTGTGTTATTAACTAAACAGAATGGATTATTAATATTCCGTGCTAATCCCGGAGTGCAACACAAAGCACAGGAAAGTCAATGGATTGATTTCTTTGATTGGGATGTAAATTTTATAATGAACATTGCACAGTCGTTAAACTGTGCAGTAGTACAACTCAATAAAGACATTCCATTGGATGCGTTAAACGGTGAACGTTTTTATTTCGTGCTACAAAAAAATAAATAAATAAAATTGTTACAGCGAGTGCTGTACACATCAAGCGAGTGCTTAAAAGAATTGTATATGCTAATACATATACGATATTTTTAATATATACAATAACATATAAGCACTAATGGAATTTTATCTACTTGCACTACTGGCATTATTTGCTGGAATAATATACGGATTAATTATCGGTATCATTCCAGCCGCGGGTGCGACCACAGGCTTAGTAGCACTGTTCCCATTCATTGTTACACTTAAATCAGTAAACCCTTATATAGCAGTTATATTCATCGTAGCAGTAGTTGCCTCTAGTACAACAGGCGATACATTTACATCGGTACTATTGGGTATTCCTGGAGCAAACTCATCAGCCGCAACTATGGTCGATGGATTTCCATTAGCACAACAAGGCAAAGCAACATACGCACTATCAGCCGCAGTAACCACATCAACTGTGAATGGTTTAGTATGGGGTTCGGTAGCGTTCTTATTAATGCCTTGGTACTACGACTTTATTATTATGGCACCTGTCGATGGTGGTGTTGGTCAAGCAGAGTTATTTGTACTGTGTTTACTAGCGTTTGTTACAGTTAGTTTTGTATCTACTAAGTTATGGGTACGTTCTTTATTAGCATTGATATTTGGTGTGTTCTTGGCATTAGTAGGCACAGACCCTATCACAGCATCGCCACGCTTTACAATGGGGTGGGATTTCTTAATGGGTGACGGTAACGGTAAGGGCATTTCAATGATACCTGTTATTGCTGGTATATTCGCAATGCCAGAAATGATATTAGCATTAAAGAACAAGATGCTAACAGGAAAACGTAGTGATTCAGACCACAATCAACAACTTAAAGACGGGATTAAAATCTCATTTAAGGAATGGAAACTTTCAGCAAGAGGTGGAATCATTGGTGCTATTGTTGGGTTCTTGCCTGGTCTTGGTGGCGGTATGTCTGATTGGTTAGCATACGGACAAACAGTAGCAAGTAATCCCAATGAAAAGATACCTTTTGGTAAAGGTAATATTAAAGGAGTAATTGGACCCGAAGGTTCAAACAATGCGCAGAAAGCATCTGCGTTTATACCCACTGTATTGTTTGGTATTCCTGGTGCTCCATTTGCTGTAATTGTAATTGGTTTGTTCAGTGCTATTGGATTTGATTTATCATTGGGTACTGACATAATGAACAACGACTTAATGGAGAATAGTACGTTCTTTAACTCATTAAGTTTCGGATTTTTAGCATCTACATTAATCACTGGATTTGTATGTCTGTACTTGATGAAATACCTAACAGCAATAGCATACGTACCATACAAGTACTACTTTCCTGTACTACTAGCGTTTATTGTATGGGCAACGTACACAGCAGGATTTGGTGTGTACGGATGGGAAAATGTATTTTTATTAGTTGTGTTTACATTTATTGGTTTAGCAATGCGTAAATGGAAATTTAGCAGACCAGCATTAATGATTGGATTTATCTTAGGTGATAAAATCGAAATGTTAGGTATGCAATTTTTTAATATGTTTAATATAGGTGGATATCCTATCATTAAACTATCGGAATTTTTCACAGGCAATACTGTAGGCGATGGAAGATTGGCCATGGCATTACGTGACGGAAATGATGTACTACAACACCCAGTGTTTGTAGTTGTTAGTGTTTTAATCCTAGTTGTACTAGTATGGGGTTTTAAAAATAAAGGAAAGATTGACTACTCTTAGTCGTAATTTAATTAAAGGAAGAAGTAAATGAAAAGTAAAAGTTTAGTATTTGCCGTAGCAACAGCAATTTCAACAGTATCAGTAGCAGACATAGAATTGATGTCACCACAAAAACCAGGTTCAGGTACGTCGGTGTGGACAAACATTATAGCAACGGAATTTGCTAAAGCACCTGCACTACAAGGAGAAAACGTAGTTATCTCGTACAATCCAGGCGCACGTGATATGGCTGGTCCTAATAAGTTTCACACGACAAAGCGTTTCGAAGATAATGTAATTCTAGTATCACATGGAGGTAATGGCATTTCGTACGTACAAGAGAATGTTAAGTACGACTTTACACAGTACGACTCAGTGTGTCATCAAAACTTAAACATTATTATGGCCAAACATAAAGGCATTAATGAAGATGACGGTATTTCACATGCAGCAGGCTCAGGTATGGTTCCAGAAGGTCTTGCGATTGCTATGATGATTGGTGGACCAGGTAAAACTGTAGATGAATACATTGCTATCTTCCAAGATAAGGTAACGTGGATTCCAGGGCTTAAAGGTTCAGAAAGAGACCTAGCATTTGCACGTGGTGAGATAACATCAAGCAGACAGAACCCTGCTAAGTATCTTGCAAAGATTATGCCACTAGTTGAACAAGGTAAAGTAGATACATGGTTACATCATGGTATTCTAGATATTGCCACAGGAAAAACAAAGGATGACCCTAATTACTTAGGAAAACGTTTCGAAGATGTGTTTGAAGCAAAATGGGGAGAGCAACCGTCAGGAGAATTGTACGAGGCGTATAGTTTAATCCACTCTTGGAGAGATGCTATTCAAAAAGCACTATGGGTAAACAAAGGAAATCCTAACACTGCTAAGTACAGAGAAGCATGTGCTCAAATGTCTCAAAATTTGGAGTCTATTGCCATCTTTGAAAAGAAAATTGGTAAATATGATTGGGTAATAGGCGAAAACGGCAACAAGACTATTGATGTACTGCATTCGTTAATTACCAAAAATGCATTAACAGCATTAGTTAAGTTTAACAAAGAAGCATTGGGATTAAACTCAATATATAAAGCAGAAATGGTAGCAGGCTCAGACGTAAAAACTACGCAAAAAATAGAGCAAGACGGTAAATCCTGGTATGAAATCTGGAAATAATATATTCAAATCACCGTGGTACTTTGATAACTTCAGAGAAGATGTAGAAGGAGAATATGTAAAAATTGCCGACAAATTTGTCGGCAATTGGTCAGATGAGATTACTATGATAAAAAGTAGTCTCGTTGACCATTTTCATAACAAACAATGTTATGAACATTCCACTAATTCAACCAGTTAACTGCAGTTAACCAATATCATTAAAATGGTTATATGACTAAATATTTAATATATTTTGTATTAACGTACATCGTATAATTAATATTAAAACCACATAAGGTAAACGAATATGCAGACAAATCCAGAGATTGAACATATAACTGATTATGCAATACAAATAGCAAAAAAGAAAGAACATGAATATGTATTGGTAGAACATTTATTATTAAGTATTGTTCATTATGAACCATTCACAAAAACATTAATGACTTATGGAATTGATGTTAAATTATTATCATCTGAGATAAATGATTACCTGGATAATGTTGATAATCTATCTGGTAGTGGGGAACCACCTAAAAAAACAAATGCACTTGAACGTGTATTTAATAGAGCAGTAACACAAGTACTGTTTACAGGCAGACGGTATGTAACCACTCTAGATTTATATTTAAGTATCACAAGCGAATCGCAAAGTCATGCTTCGTATTTCTTATTAAAACATGGTGTAAATAAGAGTGACTTTACTGATTATTGGCAAAAGAATTACAAAGAATCTGATGTTAAATTATCTGATACTCAAGCAAAAGAAACATTAGAGGAATTCTGTACTAATCTAAACGAATTGGCACGTGATGAAAAACTAGAACCATTGATTGGCAGAGCAAAAGAAATTAGAGATGCAATTGATATTCTTGCAAAGAAATTCAAAAGCAATGTTCTAATGGTAGGTGACCCAGGAGTTGGCAAAACAGCAATCGCAGAAGGATTGGCGCAATTGCTCGAATCAGATAATGTTCCAGATTTCCTTAAAGACCATGAAGTATGGTCACTAAACATTAGTGATATTGTTGCTGGTAGTAAGTACAGAGGTGATTTTGAAGAGAAATTTAAAAAAATTATCAAATCACTAGAGACGGTAGAAAAAGGTATTTTATTTATTGACGAAGCACATACAATGGCAGGCGCAGGTTCTACTTCGGGTAGTAACTTAGACTTTGCTAATATGCTCAAACCTGCAATTACCAAAGGTACATTAAAAGTAGTAGCAAGTACAACATGGGAAGAATATTACGAAACGTTTGAGCAAGACAGAGCATTGATGCGCCGTTTCTATATATTAAATATCAATGAACCAGATGATGCAACAACTACTAAGATTCTAAAAGGCGTTAGCAAACGTTTGGGTGACTTTCATAATGTAATTATTGATGAGGATGCAATTAACGTAGCGGTAGAATTAAGTAAACGGTATATACATGATAGGAGAAATCCAGATAAGGGAATTGACCTTATTGATTCTGCGTGTGCAAAACAACGTGCAAAGGGAAATGATGGCACACATATAACAAAACAGCGTATATATGAACAGGTTAACAAGTTAACCGATATTCCAATAGAGAGATTAACTAATGAAAATGATTCTATGTTATCATCGTTGGAGTTTAATATTAAAGATAAGTTATTTGGACAAGATGAATCAGTTAATCAAGTTTTAGAAAGAATCTATGTAAACTTTAGTGGTATTGGTAAGGAAGATAAACCAATTGCCAGTTTCTTGTTATTAGGGCCAACTGGTACTGGTAAAACTGAATTAGCAAAACTACTAAGTTCTAATTTGGATATGGAATTATTACGATACGATATGTCAGAATTCCAAGAACGCCATACAATCAGCACACTTATTGGTGCTCCTCCAGGATATGTAGGGTTTGAAGATGGTGCACTAAGTGGTGGTAAACTAATATCAGAAGTTAGTAAACATCCTTATTCAATTATATTGTTCGATGAAATTGAGAAAGCACATCCAGATGTAAGTAACATTCTTTTACAGATGTTGGATGAAGGTTCTATTACTAGTTCATCGGGTAAAACCGTACAAGTTACTAATTGTATAATTTTACTTACGTCCAATCTAGGTTCACAGGAAAATGAAAGTAATAATATTGGATTTGGGCAGGAATTTGAAAAATCTGGAGAAGAGGATAAAGCAGTCAAGGAATTCTTCAAACCCGAATTACGTAATAGGATTGATGCTACTATTAAGTTTAATAAGTTAGATACCTTAAGTATTAAAAAAGTTGTTACCAAGTTTATCAATGAACTTAAGGTATCATTATCTAAAAAGAATATCAAACTTAACGTAACAGAAACAGTAATCGACCATCTAGCAGAAATTGGGTATGATTCTAAGATGGGTGCAAGACCGATTAGTAGAAAAATAGATGAAATGATACGTGTTCCATTAAGTAAAAAAATACTTTTTGATAAACTTGAAAACTGTAATATCAATACTATATGCAATAATGACTTAATCCATTTTGAGATTGTGTTCGATAGTCAGGTAGAAATAATGGACAACATGGGTACAATGATGCCAGAATCAGAAGTTACAGATGAAGGTCTAATAGTTTTAAATCAATTTAAACCACCGAAGTAAAAAAATATGGCAAGATTAAATACAACACAGATACTAATCAAGGTTAGTAAGTTACAAAAAGATAATGAAGATGATGATATACTAGTGGGTTCAGAAACTCTTGGACAACTAGAAGCAATAATCACTGAATTAATAGGAACTGATATTATTGTAGAGATAGTGAACGACGTAGAATACTAAATGGGGACATTTGAGTTTTCATGTGATTTATTAATAAACGATATCGGTCATCCCCTTGATTTCAAAATTCTCTTAGATGAGGTTATAATTTTTGATATTGTCACACAGAATCCAACCTACTCATTCTCGCATAATATAGATAATTTTAAAAATCATAGTATTAAATTTGTACTGAGTGGTAAAAATGATTCCCATACAACTACAGATTCCAATGGGGAGATTATCGAGTCAGCACAAGTTGAAGTGGTAAACATCAGTTTTGATAAGTTTGATATTTCCAATTTACTACTTTCAGATGAAAGTATATCTACGTACACACACAATTCAAACGGTAGCACTAATGAAATAGTCGAGAGGTTTAATACATCGTGTATGGGATTTAATGGTGTTATTGAATTATGTACTACATTTCCTATATCGTCATGGATTGAAGGCAAATCGGCATTTGGATAAATACACTTAAGTTTATTGTATTAAGTTTAACATGGAATCAATTGATAATATATATTTAATAATAGGTGCATTGGTATTAACCGTTATTTTCTTTTTTATTAAACATGAAATTAGACAATTACCTGAACGTATATCAAGGGTATTAAATGAACTTAAGTATCATGCTAATACAATAGCAATGATATCACTATTAATCATTATAATATACATTTACCTAAGTTTTATCTTATGAAAATACAAGAAATCACTGAAGGTGTTGGTATCATCACCAAACAAAATCAAACCGATGATGTTGGTCCTAATCAAACAAAGATTGAAGCGGCTAAGATGGGATTTAAAGTAGACAAAAATGGACGACCTCCGTTACTACATATATCGGCATCAAAGAACTCTACACCCAATACACTATTCAACTTAGGTATGTAAAACGCATAAATATACGAAATAAGTATATTATATTACATTATGCGATTTAAAGAATTATTAGAATATAAACGTGATATTACAATTACCAATTTAGGTGATAAGTTCTTACAACGTATGGAAGGCGATGAAACTATTTCTGATTTTATCAATGATGGTGGGTTAGATTCAGAAACAGGGAAACCATATACAATTAATGACGATTTAGTTAAAGAATTCCTTGATACCAAA